AATTGCCATGATCAATAATAATATCACCCTCCACACAAAATTGTAGTAACTCATTTAGTGTGTCCTCTACTAGTTCTGCTGGTATGACAAGTTGAAAAATACCTGGCACTTCACCTGCTGTCTTATCTCTATGGATAACTTCAGCAAGTTGTTCGATACCATATGTGATACCAGAGACATATCCTTTTTCATATGCCTCTTCTGCCTTCTTAATGTTGCGTCTGTAACCCCAGGTTTCAATACCTGCTTTCATCATACGGCGGGACATACCCTCGCCCATACGACCGAGACCAATAATACCTACTTTCATTTGATTAATTCTATTGCTCTATGTAGTTCTTGTGAGTGTTGTATTTCATCATTTAAGATCTGAAGGATCTTTTCATCTGGTCCATGTATTGCTAGATACTTACCATATGTAGTAGCAGCATGGAGTTCTATTTCGTAGGAGAGATTATAAGCAGCGCGAGGAGCCACCCAATAATAAACCACGTTAATCCAATAATAGATAAGAACGAGATGGTAGGCGAAAAAACGATCAATCCAATAAGCGTTACCGCCATTAGCTTCCATATATTCCAGATGTTCTGTTTCATTTAAAGTTTGTTCAAAATGTTCTTTCATCAGGTAGATGTGCTCTGGTCCTCTCAGACCTAGAGACTCTCTTAAATGTAAGACACTTAGGAATGCGAAGTATGGTGCTCTAGCAATCTCTTCGAGCACCCAGAACCTTTGAAAATCTCTGCCATAATATATGTAATCGATGATTGCTACTGTGATGTCCAAGAAAAATTTATTCATGGGTTGTTGGGATCTAATCCTAAACTAATTAGGTATTCACGCCACCAATCTGGTTGTTTTTGTTTCCATTTGGGGACATTCATACCCCTTTCAGAGTAATATTGAAACAATGCTTCATCTATAATCCGTGCGGTCTCCATATTCCTCTTCCTCTTCGTCAACATCTGCATATGCATTTGCCACATAAGGTCCGTGTGGTTTTTTGGATTCATTTCTGACATATGTTTGCTCCTCATTTACGGCAGCAATCCACACACTTAGTTTCATAATAATCCAAATCAATGCTAATGGCGTGAAGCATCCGACTAGAATTAATGGGTTCATTTTTCATACAAGCGAATGAGATATTCTGCATCCACAACAGCAAGAGGTTTCTTACCATTCTTTTTCATAATCAAAAGTGGTTCGTACTCACCTGAGTTTAGCACAGCTTGCTCGTAAGCATCCCAAACGTTAAGCTTTTCTACGTTTTTACACTCAATACTGTGTGGAAACTTTGACCTCGCTGCCCGTGCCATAATTAAATCTTCCCCACCAGCACCCATCGAGCGAGATTCTATATCTTCAGGGTGAACATCAAGCATCTCAATCAACTTATCTCTCACCCACTGTTGGAGACGACGACCTTTTGCTTTTGCCGATTGAGTTTTCATAAAAAAATACCCCACTTGGGGGTATTTATTAAGTCAGTGGGTCATCCCACGGATCTGGTATTTCCATTTGATTGCTTGAAGCATAAAAGCTTCTGCAAGAGTGCTCGGTCCTAACTTCATCAAGAAGTACTGCTTGTCTGTTAGGTCTGGGTCTGCTAGTGCTCTTTGCTTCCAGTTCTCTATCATAGTTTGAAACCACTGAACGAATCTTTCTTAAGATCTTGCTTAATGCCACCACTTAAATAACTCTCCACTTCTGTTTCTTGGGGTGCTACCTGTACTCCACTAGAGTTGAACCAGTGTTCCGTCCAAGGTAGCGGATTGTTTTTGGCAGGGACATCATAGATTGGTTTGAGTCCAATCGCTTTCATCCTACGATTAGCAGTCCATTGAACATACTTCTGTAGGAGTGGTGCGTTAAGACCAATCATAGAACCATCTTTGAATAGGTACTCAGCCCAAATCTCTTCTTCATCAACACACTTACGGAACATCTCAATGACATTCTGCTCCTCTTCTGCCATAATCTCAGTGATTACAGGGTCATCACCTGCTGCCCACTTGTTAATGATTTTCTGAGTGATAGTCATGTGTTGTGCTTCATCCCTGGCAATCAACTTGATAATTTTAGCATTGCCTTCCATCTTTTGACGCTCAGCAAACGCAAAACTGCAAGCAAATGAGACATAAAAGCGAATACCTTCTAGGATATACACATTCACAACAGCACGATAAAGCCTACGCTTGAGTTCTTTGAGTTCCCACTGTGCTGAATCAACCTGCTCTAGGGCATGTTGCCAAGAATTACCAGCACCCCACTCTTGTGCTGCCTGAACAAAATCATCGTATGCTGCTGTGACAGAAGTAGCACGTTCTAAAATCCTATCATCAGTAAGAATGTGATCGAAGACATCACTAGGATCTGGATACACATTCTTAATAATATATGTGTATGAACGAGAGTGAATCATCTCCATTGTCTGCCAGATATTCATAGCAGATTCTAGTTCAGGAAGAGAACAGAATGGAATGAATGCCATGCCAGGAGCACGACCCTGTACTGAGTCAAGCATAATCTGATACTTCAAGTTGGAAGTAAAGATATGCTTCTCTACATTAGATAGCAGTTGATAATCACCGCGATCTTTCTGTAGAGATACCTCCTGTGGTTGCCAATACAATGACAATTGCTTCTCAGTTAGCTTATCAAACTCAGGATACTTGAATGTATCATACCTTTGTAGTCCCTGTGGAGCACCAAAAAACATAGGTTGCTTGGTGGTATTCACAGGGACTGTGTTAAGGACAGTCATGCCCTTAACTTCATCCTTGCTGAGTTTAAATTTTGCAACTGTCACAGTCTTCCTCCTCGTAGTTTGGATCTAATAGTTCTTCTAACATTGCTTGGATACTTGTCGCATCCTTTTCTTCAATTACTTCCTCCTCTTTTTGGAGGTCGTAAGTATTTTGATAGTAAGATGTCTTCCAACCATACTTGTATGTAGTTAGAAGGTCATTTACCCACACAGACACTGGGATTTCATTGTCTGGATAGTTCAGAGGATTGTACGACCAGTTGCCAGAGATAGCTTGGTCGAAGAATTTCTGCATCACAGACACAATTTTGATATAACCCTCGTTAGATGGCATATCCCAGAGCAAAGTATAGTTGTTCTTCAGTGTTTGGTACTGGGGAACAATCTGCTTAAGAGTACCTTTCTTCGATTTTTTAACGGACAGGTATCCTCTAGGTGGTTCGATTCCGTTTGTTGCATTTGACACAACGGAACTGCTCTCTGATGGCATCTGTGCGGACAATGTGCTGTGTCGCAACCCATAGGTGACGATATCATCCCTAAGACTATCCCAATCATAGAAGTATGCCGGTGCTACCAACTCATCAACGTCCTTCTTATATGTATCGATGGGTAATTTACCATCAAAATATTTGGTGTGATGGAAGTATCCACAAGGTCCTTTCTCCTGAGCGATCTTGTTAGATGACTTGAGGAGATAGTATTGGAATGCCTCAGTGAGTTTATGCACTTCAGTCAATGCTGCAGGATCATCGTAATGTTCTCCCTTCTTGGCAAGATAATGTGCTAAACCAATGAACCCAACACCCAATGAGCGACGATTCTTGGTGCTAACTTCTGCTGCCTTGATGGGATACTTCTGATAATCAATCAGTTCTTCAAGACCACGAACAGATAGGTCACATAGTTCCTCCATCTCTTCGAGTTTATTCAGTTTGCCAACGTTAATGGCAGACAGAATACACAGAGCAATCTCACCATCACCATCAATGTGCTCCAGTGGGTCTGTAGGCAGCGTGATTTCCTGACACAGGTTAGACATATTCACCTTGTCTTTGAATGACGAGTGTGAATTACAGTGGTCGATGTTCATGATGTAGATACGACCTGTCTCTGCCCTCTGTTGTAGCAAGTCTAGGAACAATTCCTGCGCCTTGACACGTTTCTGAGGAACATCTGGATCGAATTCGTAAGCGCGATATAGGTCATCAAATCCATCAAGACCAAAAGCATCATACAGACCCGGCACGTCGTGCGGACTGAAGAGAGAAATTTCTTCGTCGTTGATGAAACGCTCATAGAATAGCTTACTGACTTGAATACTGTAGTCTAAGCCACGAACGCGATTATCCTGCGTTCCTTTATTATTTTTTAGGACTATGATGTCTTCGATTTCTTGGTGCCAGATGGGGAAGTGGACAGTTGCGCTTCCACCTCGTATGCCATTTTGAGTGCAGCATCTGACAGTCGCCTCAAATTTTTTGAGGAATGGAACAACACCTGTGTGTTGAACTTCTCCGCCTCTGATTTTACTGTTGATGCCACGGATTCTGCCTGCGTTGATACCGATGCCCGCCCTTTGTGCAACATATCTGCCGATAGCCATATCAGAACTAAAGATGCTATCGAGGGAGTCATCAGAATCAACAAGAACACAGCTAGCAAATTGTCGAAGCTGAGTTCTAACCCCCGCCATGATAGGTGTGGGGATGTTGATTTTGTGCTTGCTGATTGCGTTGTAGTATCGTCTGACATAATCTAATCTTGTCTCCTTGGGATACTCTTGGAACAAGGTAGCAGCAATCAGAATATACATGTACTGAGGAGTTTCAAATACTTCCCCATTGCTACGATCTTGTACTAGGTATTTATCTACAACCTGCTTCAGACCAGCATATGTATACAGAAAGTCACGTTTGTGATCCACAAATGAATTGATTGTCTCCCACTCTTCATCATTGTATGCCCAGAGCAGGTCGCGGTCATAGATACGTTGCTCCTGTTTGTTCATCAGATGCTCCAGGACGGACGGGAAACCATCTTTCCACTGAATACCAAAGACTTGCTTGTAAAGACCGAACAGGAGCAACCTGGCGGCAACAAACTGGTAGTTAGGGTTGTCCAAACTAATCAAGTTACAGGCAGAATCCACCAAGACTTTTTGGATTTGATCTGTTGTGATGCCATCATAGAATTGAATACCCGAATTCATTTCTACTTCAGAGGATGATACTCCTCCCAGTCCATCACAAGCAGACTCTACCATCTTGTGAATCTTTTCAATATTCAGTTCTTCTACATCGCCACTTCGTTTCTTTACAGAAATACTCATACCTTCTTCCATGCGTTGAATCTAATTTGTGCTTCTAATCCTTGGTAGGTGTTTGATTCTACCATATGTTGTACGTTATGTCCAGCCATTGCCATGTCATTCAAATCTTTTTCTTTGATTGAAGACGGCCAGATGACTACCTTATGACCTTGCTTGGTGGCGACATCAATCTTCTTAACGATTTCTCTGCTTCGTGGTTCGTTGTCGTAGACGAATACGAACTGATAATCCAGAGAGCTAAGGTCAACATCGCTACCACACATAGCGATAGCGTTCCCAATGAAATGGGAGTCGAAGGGTCCTTCTGTGACATATACTGGTTGCTCAGGGTCAATACGATCTAATCCGTAGACTTTTGGTTTGCTTTCGTCAAGCATTACTGTGATGTATCTGATCTTTGCCTTGGGAGCAAGAGACCTTCCTTGATATCCAAAGAGTCTACCGTCATTGTCCCTGAGTGGTATTATAATGCGTGGACTATCTTGCTTAAGATTATCAAATGTTTTCTTAAGTGAGTTAGTCCATTGTTTAAATTTGGGACAATAGTAAAAACTATCCAGGTCTTCTATTTTACGATTGGTGAGATATTCTCTCGCCGGGTGTGTTGTATTTAGTGCAGAAACTTTCTCAAGATCAACTTTAATTTGTGTCGATTTGAAGATAGGTGCATCATCAACCATATCCTCAATCTTGAGTTTAGGTTTAGACTTTGTGACGTTAGATTTATACTTCTCCATGACGTATTGGTCGTGGAGCATAGCATTATTATCCTTCAAAAAGTTGGTGAGACTTCTACCTGTGCCACAGTTGTGGCACTTGAATACCATCTCAGTCTTGAGACGATAGAAATATCCCCGTGCTTTATCTTGACGCTTCCTACTATCTCCACAGTAGGGGCATCTGAAGTTATACAGGTCCGATTTCTTTTTAGAAAACTTACTCAGTTGTGGGGATAGAAGTTGTATGTATTTGGTGTCAAGATAGGACATTCACAGGGGCTTCTACTCCCTGTATCATAGCAGTCTTCTCGACCGGTGTCAAGGTCCAACCGAACATTGGTAACAGTTGTGCTACTGTCACAATTGTGCCTAGGACAGCACCGGCCGCCACAACATATCGCTGGTTTTCTTCTACCTTGTGTTGGATTCTAGAGATTCTTTCGTGTATTCTTTCTCTCTCTTCCTTCTGTTCTTCTTTTAACTCTTCTAGAATTTTTAATATTAAAGCGTCCGAACGCTCGCTTTCATCAAGACGAGATTCGTGACGCTCTAATACAATAGCAATCTTGTTGCTATTTTCTGAAATTGTTGAGACTGCTCGCTCAAGTTTGTCGAGCATCTCTTTTGATAGGTCTTCATAAATTTCAAGTTTTGATTCAATGACCTGAAGTTTACCAAAACCAAATGCCATTAGACGTTCCTGATTGCAAAATCTACTGCACTCTGATACGTTGCTGCATCTTTGTTGAGCATGTAACGATATGCATTCTGGTTATCTCCCTCTAAACCTGCATATGCTGCTGCAATTTTCTTAGCAGAGAACTGGTCTAGATTTTGTGTTGCGCCATCAGAGAATTGAATCTTTGCGAATGATGCTTCTCCCGCTGCTGCTGTTGGTTGTGATGCTACTTCTAGTGCTGCATCGAGAACATCAGTATACTCTTTAATAATATTGGTAGTCATTTCAGTTTCTTCTTTCTTGAGTTTCTTAGTTTGGTCGGATGCTTTCTTTTTAAAGTCTGCCATCCTTGCTTTCATTAGGACATCCATCTCTCTGGTTTTGCCCTGCATTTTTTTCTTTGCTTCATCACGCTTCTTTTGTAGATCTTTAGCGCGACCAAGCTTCTTCATCTGCCCGATTTGCTTTTGTGCTCTCTCTGTTTCAGAGGGTGCTGCTTCGGAAATAATGTTCTCTTCTACTTGCTCTTTCATTTTTCTACGGTTAATGCGTGATAGTAACGATTTTGCTCCTTTGGAACGGCCGTCAACAAATGAATCTTTGTTGTTCTTTTTCCACTGTCTATGTTTGCGTGGGGTAACAACAACTACAGATGGTGGAAGTTCTACTCCTGCTAATCCCGGTGCTGATGCGGTGTTCATATCAGGTTTAACTCCTCAAGACATTGTTGATCTATATCTGTATTTATAGAATCGGGAAGTCTATTTAAAAACGCCATGAATGCTTTCAACATAGACCAGTACTGCTTTTCTATCTTATAGAAGAGCAATGGTGTAGCTGCATCACCAAAAACATTATACATGACGATGATGTGATTTATAATTAAGTGTGTTTTCAGTTCGCCGGTAGTCTCATAGCGTTTGAAGAGGCGCTTAATGTATTTGATACGATTAAGATCCTCTTCAAAATCTTCTCTTGTGACTGCTGTAGGATTATAGTAATGTTTAATGGCGAACATTTCCCAGTTGTCTGGGTTCAATTCATAGAAGTTCATTTATTATGGATTTACAGTTAGTTGAGCATCGTTAGAAGTAACTTCTTCGCCACCAACGGTGTTATTAACCTTGACACGGAACTCATAACCATTGAGATCAGTAGTTACATCAACACCAGCGATGGTAAGAATACCTGGGACCGAGATATCGTAGATACCGCCATCAAGTGTTGCAGTAACATTCGACCAGCGACCATTGGAAGTTTTCTGACGTTGGAATTGATAGGTGAGTGTTCCTTGGTCGGTAGCACTAATTGCAGTAGCGTCAAAGGTAACAATATTGCCAGCGGTAACTGTAACAGCAGGAAGTGTTCCAACTGTAATTTCAGATGCAATATCAGCAGCAACACCACCATCAGTATCATCGTCACCAATGATTCCGGCAGCACCTAGTGCAGAGATGGATGCAATATGATTTGCTTTATATTTTGTTTCACCAGCAGCATTGGTGTATGTATCCCACACCCACCAACCAGGAGAACATAGTCCTTTCTCTTTGTTCTCGTCTAGTGATGCTTCTGCTGCACTGATGAGAAGAATTTCTCTATTAACTGTATCGAATGGGGAGAGAACATATGATGCAACTTCTTTTGGTGCAGTTCTTCTTACTAAGTTAGCAGCAAGAACAGTTGTGCTTGCTTCTGCTGTTGCTGCATCTCTGAGAACTAGTGCATTACCATCAGAGGTAACACTTCTAACGATATATGCAGTTCCATTGATTTCAAGAATGTCTCCTTGATCAATATAATCATTAGATGCAGTGTCAGTAAATCCACCAGGAGTTGCTGACGTTAGTGTCAATCCATCTGCAGAAACAGTGGCATCACTTGCCAATGCTCTAGCATCAATTTTTCCGAATACAGCCATCTTCGTTTGCCTATAGAACAGTTCTCTGAAAGTATTTATAAAAAAAGAGAGGCATCGCTGCCTCTCAAATGTGAACTATGAGGTAAAGTTCATTCTGCGGCAGGAGCCTCTTCCCTTGCCTTAATTGCTGTGGTGACAACTGCTAGGAGTTGGTCGTCCATCTCTGTCTTGGTTAAAGCAACTGCTTTACCTAGAATCATTAGGCAGATGTCAATTAGTTTCTCACCCAGTTCCTCATTGTCTGGGATCTTTGCAACGGCATCAGCGATAATTTTTGATGCGAGTGGTAGTAGAAAAGATAGCATTGTATGGTTCCCAAAGAGTATAATTATTTAGTAACTCCACCACCCTTCTTAACAAGTGCTGGTTTAATATATTTTTTATGTTTCTTTACCATGTCTTTGAACTCTTTAGAGTTCTCGTCAGGTATCTCAGGCATTACCTCAACTGAGGATGCCTTCTTCACTTTTTTTCTTCTTCAATCTCCGCACGAAGTTCTGCTTCTTCCTTCATCTTCTTTTTCTTACCGATGATTGCAGATACTTTCTTGCGACGTGCTAGAAGATACTTGTCAGACTTGTCGTGATCACCATCGTTGTCGATGTCCTTATCTTCCTTACCAACGGGATCAAGTTTCTTCTCACCTAGGTAGTTACCTTCTGGTTCGTAGGACATCTTGACACAATTGTCAACTGTCTTACCACCTTTCTTCTTGGTTCCCATTTGCTTATAACCTTTCCAGCAAGCTTTGCCGTCAAGTCCTTTCTTTTTCTCAACGATAAAGATATCACCATCGATATCAATCTCAAGAGTTTCTAGAATTTCGTCTTCAATTTCTAGTTCTTCTTTCTTAGTTTTTTTCTTAGAAGAGTGTGAACCACCACAGGATGACTCATCCATTTTCTTTTCGCACTTAGAACAACCTTTACCACCACAATCATCACAACCTTTCTTGTATCCTTCAGCAGTTGGTTGTGGTTCCGCTTCCATACCAATATAATTTCTTGGTTTCTTGACCTCTTTCTTTACCTTTGTTGTATCTTGAATGAGAGCACCATGTGATTGTGGATCCATTCCATCAAATGCTTCCGTAAGATCAGAAGGTTTCTTTCCAAGATAACCCGCCATGAGGGATTCAGTAAGAGCGTCTCGTTGTGCCATTGTATCAAAGTGTTTTCTTCTTACTTATTTATACTTCTCTTATATCCTTGACCCAAGCACGAAACATCTCTCCACTCTCTGTGATTGCGATTACATAATTAACACCACTACGATGGATGGTTCCAGTTTGTCCTGTAGTGTTGTGAATGATTGTGTCACCCTCCTGAAAGATACCTTTGTGGCGATACCTTTGGTGAGTTGATTCTTGCCTCAGTTGTTTAAAATTTTTCATTTCAATCCCATTCCTTTACGAACTTCTCGCATTAATTCTAATTTTTTATCGTCATCTAATGTGTCGGGTATACCAGAAAAAAATTTATTGATATTTTTTTCCTCAGCAGCTTCTCGCATTTTAGTTGCGGACATACCAGTAGCACCTTCAGCATCGGCACTTCTTTCTCCAGAACTATGAACTACTAAAGAATTAAAATAAAAATCTGGACTTTCTTTTTCCATATGTTTATGAAAACTTTTGTCGTAATTTGCAGCATCTTCGCCACCAGCAACCCAGATCACATTATCATATTCGTCACCAAACTTTGTGAGTAGTTTGAATGGATTGGATACCGCTTTATCCACATGAAGGTGATCTGCATATCGAGGAAACATTTTTTTTACATAACTAATCTTTGTTTGGGGATCAAGAGGATTTTTTTTCTTATCGTTACTATTACTCAAATAAATTTGATAGTCGCAACGATTTTGCCTAGCAACTTTGGCGCACTCTTCGATAAGTTTTTCATGACCGATAGTGGGAGGATTCATTCTCCCAAATGCTAGTACTATTGTTTTCATTTATCTCCCTCTACCCAGTTTTTTGATACATTAAAGTTTGCAACACTAAACGATAATCTATCAACCAACTTGACCGCATTAGTTCCCTCACTGATAGCAACATAACCTTCAGGAGCAGTTATCTCATACCCATCTTCAGTTCTGAGATATGTTCCGAACTGTTCTCCCTTCTCCAGTTTGCGAACAAAAAAGTTCTTCGCATTCTGTAATGTAGTATATAGTCCTACAGTTTTAATCAACGCAGCATCATTGTCCTGAATAAATTTTAAACCATCAAATAATTTTTTACGCTTTGCTGCTTTTGCTTTTGGAGTTTTAACTTTGTCTATTGCTTTTCTTACTTCAGTTTCAAAATAATCAGAAAAATTACGAACAAATTGTCTAGCATTATTTACCCTTTTACCCTGCCTAACGTATGTGTTGAAGTATATTTTTAATCTAGGTCCAACAGTGAGTTGATCTTTTGCTTCTATTTGTTTCGCAACCTCATCCAAGAAGTCTCCAGCACCTCTAATTAAAGACGCGCTAGCAGTTTTCATTCTCATCAACTGTTGCTTCTCTTGCTTTGTGATGAGAGTATCTTTACCAAGTTGTCCTGTCTCTGCTGAAAGAACTAACACATCAGCACTAGAATTTAACTTACTAATATCATATCCGAATGATGCGTTTAGTCCAGCAACGCTATCTCCTCTATATGTTGTGTGAAATACTACACCAATCTTTGCTCGCTTTGCTTTCTCGTAGAATGGAGAACCCTCAGGAATAGCATAAGTGATTGTGTTGGGTTGGAATGTGATACATTTTTTCCCATCAATTGTTTCAAACTTTTTATCATCAGTAAATAATAAATCGCCTTGAGCCACACCAGTGATACCTAAGGAAGGGAAATACTTTAACGCATCTTTGAGTTTAGATACCAGACCAGGAGCATGACCATGGTTCCTATCTATATCATCAGAAACAAAATTTACCTTAGCATCTTTATTGAAGACAGATTTTGTACCAACAAAGAACATATCTGATCCTGGATATATGCCACAGAATATAGCGGGAGCACCATCCCACTTCGTAGTAATCTTAAAGT